CCCATAAATTCCAACCAACCCGCTTTCTAGCCAAGCCCGCCGCGGACGATCGCAGCTGAGCATCTCGGTTACAAAGCCCTCTATCTCTACCCCCTCTCACCCCCTTAGAGCCATTTACGCCACGCCCGAACGTTGCCATGCTTGTCGCCGCATTATCAGCGATCCTTTTTGGACTTGCTGTAACCACTGCGGTGTCTTTCGTGCTGTTTCCCGTACTCGTAGCCGTCCGCATGCTGATGGTGTTCACCCGTGCCTTACGCAGGGGGACGCCTCGCAGGTGGCCGACAAATCTCGCCTTCCCGTACATGTGGACTCCGACACCGCGATCCCGCTGGGTGTCCGCCGCAAGTGCCGCACTAGACGATATTATCTGTTGCCAGCATCTGGTGCTAGCGCCTATTTGGGCTGCCAGCAACTCTTGGTGGTTCGGTACGACGTACCAGGAGAGTGTACGCAGGTATATGACTCCAGTCTTTGAATCCTCATCTTTTACTCTAGAAGGACTCGCAGCTCCCCGTATGCGAGGTATTTTCCAATCTCTTCCCATTCCTTGGTCACCAGGCGCGCAAGCACATACGCACGCCGAAGCAGCCAATGAGCGGAACAAAGCCTCTTCCTTCATGCAGCAGTTCGCCACGTCAGTGGGACGAGAACTACACATGGAGGAAATGAGTGCAGCGGACCAGAGAAAGGGACTTCTAGGAACTCGCGTTTGGCGATGGTCGAAGGACCTCAACGCCGAACCACGCGACCATGGTGTCGAGTCCAGTTCAGTAGTTGGCATTGTTGATGTCGACTATTACATGGACATGCCAGACTATTTGTCCACCGTGGCTGTGCCCACTCTGCTATACACCGTCTCTCCAGAGGCTGTAGCAGGTACTACCGAAAACACTGTTTTTCACTTCAACGATCAGTCGGAGATGGAAATGCATGTTACCGGAGGTGCCCACTACAAGCATAAGATCTGGGATTACGGAACCGATTCCCTGACCACGAGTTTTGACGGCCTCACAGTTGTCTACCTCGTGGACAGGAAACGCGTGGCGGAACACAGGTACCTAGTTCTCCTAACCCCTCTCCGGATTTTCGCTGACTCCATGGCCTTTATGGCTGACCTTTGGCTTGACCACCACCGCCTCGCACGTCTTGACCCTGTGCGAGGACGCCACGTGGTGCTCAAGACCGTCGCTAATCGTCAGGCTGGCATTAGCTTCGGATTGACTGGAACTGACCTCCACGTGGAGCTCCCATCATCCACCTTCACTGCTCTGGAGGTGGTTGCGCGCAACTCTGGAACCCCGATCACGCTTGCCACAGTGGAATCCTTCATTCCTTCAGGCACACGTGAAAAGGCTACAGCACTGTTGGAGTACCTTAGGGAGAAAAAGAGCGTCTCAGCACCCGTGGTGTATCCACTCTCGGAGTCCATCGTCCGGTACCAGTTTGGAAACTACGAGCCTGAGGCCAAGAGTCTCCTGACCCCATTCATGTCCCCACTTGTTCACGGTTGTTTCGTTCCTGACAACACAACCGGCAACGAGAAACAGTGTATGGAGTCAAGAGTGTTGAATCCAAAGACCGCCTCTACCGCCTATCCTTCAGCTCGCTCTACTCAATTCGCAGCCGAGTTCATCGAAAGGGCTGTTCCTAAGAAATGTCGGCATAAACTGAGGCCGATAAGCCACGAGGAGGTGGTCGACAGGTGCCAACGCCCTGGCCAAATCCTCATTGCTCTCGAAGCAAGCAACAACGGCGACCACGCTTATGAAAAGACTGTTCTTTTCAAGAAGAAGGAGCCGTATGCCAAGATTGCTGACCCGAGGGGAATTGTGGACTTTTCTGGGGGCCTTAAGACTGAACACGGTCGCTACATCTACCCGGCAGCAGACCATTGCAAGGAGCTGCCGTTCTACAGCTTCGGCCACACTCCACGTGAGCAGGCCGAACGCGTAGCCTCTATTTGTCAGAGTTCAGAATCAGTGAACCAATCTGACGGCCACCGCTGGGACATGCATGTTTCCCCAGTCTTCCGCCACTTCGAGCAAGGCTTGATGACGGCTCTCTTCCACCCCGACTTTCATGATGAGATGATAGGGCAGATGGAGAAGCAGCATCATCGCAAGCTCGCGGGAAGACTGGGCAACAAGTGTGACACAGAATGGGGCCGTTTGAGCGGAAGCATGGAGACTGGACTGTTCAACACCATGGACAACGCTTATATGGCCTACTGTGCCCTGAGACTTCAGGGCCACTCGGCCGACAGTGCGTGGGACCACCTTTGCAAGAAAGGATCCTACGGTGGCGACGATGCCATTACGGGTGACCTGCCCGCTGATGTCTCGATGGCCGCTGCGAAGATGGTGGGGCAAGTATTGGAGGTGGATGTGGTGCCACGCGGAAAAATCGGAGTGAACTTTCTCGCTCGTCACTATGGCCCTGACGTCTGGTACGGAGATTCGAACTCCGCCTCCAGCGTCTTGCGACAGATGTCGAAATTCCACACTACTGCCCACCTTCCTTCGAATGTGACCCCGAAGGAGAAGTGTTGGCAGAAGTGCATGTCCTACTATTGTAGTGACCGTGAGACGCCTGTGCTCGGCGTCTTCGTAGAAAAGTTCCTCGCACTGGCCCGTGAGGAGGGACTTTACTTCGGAGAGGACAAGCATAGGCTGAGACACTACTACAAAGCCGCCAAGTTGCTGAGTGATCAGTACCCCAACGACCGCGCGGACTGGATGTTGCGCCAAATTGAGGCTGAAATGCCTGGATTTGATGTGGACTTTGCTGAGAGGCTGATTCTCTCATGCAAGACAACCGACGAGATGCTCAATCTACCCTGTCTTTACGAGGTGCCTGTCAAACCGCACCCAGATAAGGATGTGACCGTGGTGAACGGCCAAGCCCCAGGGTTGCTTCCGACCCCGACCCCGACGGTCGCAGCCAAGCAGGCGACTCCTGCTGGTCAGAAGCATGTTAGTAAGAGCGAAGGAAACGGCGCAAAGACGCAGACTATCCCTCCAGGGCCACCTACCCCTGGAGGAGGCCAACGGGCAAATCAGAAGCCCGCAGGCCAGAATCCTTCCAACCCCCAGAAACCAAAGGTTCCCGAGGCTAGGAAGAAACCGGCTGGCACGACGCCGAAGAGCGTGCCGACCGCCGACGTGAAGTCGGCAACCGCTAAGCCCAAGG